ATTTTTAGTAAAAGATTTGTTAATCTCTTGTGTAACTGCAGATGCTATGCTAGATGCAACTTTCGTAACTAATAGAGAAGCTTTTCCTTGAGCAGAATATATTATACCAGCGCCAGCTGATGGAGATATAACCCAGTCATTAAGCTGTTGTGAAAATGTAGTATCATAACTACTATAGGTTTCTCCACGATCAGTAACAGTTATAAAGTCTGTACCGTCTTCTGGCAATTGGAGAACAGACTGTATTAATACAGATCTTGCGGCTACATTAATAATATTTGTTATATTATATTCTGCAAATAATTTCATTCCAGCTGGATGAACTAATGCTTTTACAATGTTTGAATATTTTCTTAATTCTTCTTCAACCTTAATGACATAAGAAAACGCTTGATAGTATTCTCCATCATGAATATACATTTCATCAGAAACAAATCCATCAGAAGTAGAATAATATCCTGGATACTTCGCGACTGCACCAAGATCTACACGTATAATCGCTAAGTTTTCTTCGCTTTCAGGAGAAGCTTCGTTAAAGAATGATCCTACAATTTCACCTACATACGTTCCATCTGCATATAAACGATCTCCAGTATACGAATCATTTGCAACTGGTATTTGATTATCTACATAGAAGTATGTTTGGCGAGATGCATAACCATAATTTAACATGCCATCAACCGGATCTGTATAAGTAGGACTCCAATTTCCAGTTGGATGATTTAATTTAGCAGGATGCACATATTCATATGCTATATCCTTTGCACTAGATAGATAAGAATAGAATGTACTCACATAATCTAATCCAAATCTAACAAGTTGAATTGCTTTTATTCCTCCACTAGAATCTACCTTAGTGACTTTAATAGTGCAGCCACGCCCAAGAGACGTCTTTAAAGAAAATATATCACCAACTTTAAAACCAGAACCAGAATTAAATATGCTTACTTTAGTAGGACATGGAAGAACAATACCAGTGTAAGTTGTTTGTCCTTCAGAATACGTAATAGTAGAACCTACAGTTATAAAATTTTGGTATTCTCTTTCAATAAAAGCTTCAAATATATCGTTAGAATATTCTACAACGCTTGAAATATACGTAACTATAGATTTAGTAGGCGTAGTTATTGTTATAAACTTACCTTCAATAGGGAATAGCGTAGTGGTAGTACCAATAACTTTTAAGAATATAGAAACATCTTGAATCCACTTACCATCTGATACTCTTAAAATTTGTGTAGAAGGATAAAATAATTCAGCTTCTTTTGAAAACAGTGTTCTAAATAAAAATTTATAAGATTCTTCGCTGCCTCTAGAAAGATAAAAGTCTCTTATATTCTTCAATAATAATCTCTTATCAGCAGCCCTATCTATTGGAACATTCTTTGCTAATTCGGCTTTAAAGCTATCGATAAATTCGTCTAAAGAAGTGTCAATGTCACGTATTTTCTCAAGATCTTGCACCTGAGAATCCTGAAGAAATTCGTAATATAATTTTACGAATTCTACTAGCCCTGGATAATTTTCTCTAATGTGTTCAGGAAACTGTCTCTGAACTATATTAGATAATTTTGCTTTATTTGACATTAATTTCTGCTTGATGTAAACTTATAATTAGTTCCGCCCGCATATGTTCCGGAAGATTGTACGTCTTCTACAACGTTAACTGTTATTCTATCATCGGGTATATTCACAATTTGATTTCGTATAGACGCTACGTCATATGATTGTGTTTTTATAACGAAATAAAAATTAGCATCTACTAAATTAACTATAGTTAAACCCTTAACATATATGAAACCATTGGCATAATCTATTGTGCCTATGGAAGGATTCTTAATAGATTTCACGCCGGTTCCTTCTATAATCGTATATAGACGAATATTTCCAACGCCATCATCATCTAAATAATGTACTACATCTGTAGAATCTACATAAAATCCAGAAGAAGTAAATGCCTCTTCTGGCACGCCTGCGCTATAAATTGGATTAACCAAGTTAAGCTTATATTCTGAGTACACATTATATTTAGGTGTAACCTGACAATAGGCTTTAAACGTTGTTATGCTACTTTCTATTGATTGATCTGTATCGTCTATAATCGAAGAAAATTTTGACATTCTAAAGACGCCATCAAACTTTTGTAAATAAGTATCATTGTAATTTCGAATCGCATTATTTACTGATGTGATAATTTGATCAGCAGATCTAGTTGTCTTATTCTTATTATAATATACTGTTGTATTAATTTCCAAATCAATATATGAAGGATCTACAATTTGTGGAGATACCGATACAATATTTCTTGATTTTAATATAGTTTCAGTGATATATGATTTTTCAGATGGTGTTAAGTATGGTTGATCCTTAGGTTTAATCGAAATGAACACTCTTCCGTATTGCGGTGGATCATTATCCTCTCCGCCCCATACGCTAATGGAATCTAAATTTGGATATAGTCTTGTAATGATAGAACTATAATCATTTGGAGTAACAGCTCTATTTTGATTATAATATGTTTTAGAAACATTGTATTTTATTTGGTCAACGGTTTCTTTATCTTGTCCACCTAAAGCAGACGATATTGTTGAAGGAGCTACAAGCCCCCCAACTCCTTGACCAGTATATGTAAATAAAGAAGCACCATTAGGAGCATCTTTATTGCAAACTAAATATTGAGCAGTAATAATATTACCAATTGCAATTGGTAATCCTAAACCATTTGCACCAAATGAAAGCTGATAAGTAGAATCTTCTAGTTCTTTTAGATAAAATACTTTATCAGTATTATTTAAAGAAATTATATCACTCGCTAAAATATACTTTTCATAACTTGGTTGTTCGCCAGTAAGTTGCACTGTAACAGATAACGTTGAAGTGTCGATATCAGTATTTGGAAGAACAAATTTTTGATTTAACTCTGTGCATATAAACACGAATGTTTGAGGAGTTCCTTCGTAAATTTTTACAGATGGATAATAATAGGTATCACCATTTCTTTCTGCTACATAATCTTGCAATGTATAAAACGCGTAAGGAACATTATTATACGTCGTAGAAAATGCTGAAAATTTTGGAATATACTTCAATTGTGCAGTAGCATTCTGTTGGGTCACAGTAATACTTAATGTTGCCTCGGAACTCTTTGCTGAAGTTGGTGTGTATGCATAATTATTAGCTATAGATACTACGCTGCTTCTCTTACTAGCCGAATCGAGAAACATTTCATTAACAGCTAAGTTAGTATACAATGCATTATAATGAGTATTATAGGCGAGCAAATCAATTAACGTAGAAAGAGCAGATCCTTCGAAATCATAATCACTAAACTGTGACTGACCTCGCATGAAAGTCTTAAGATTTTCTCGTATCTGATTATAATCTAGCTCAGATACTTGTATTCTGTTGTTGGTATTCATCTAGTTCTCTCTAGGATTAAATTGATATTTAATGGCGTTAACGTATTCTTCAACTTAAACGCTATACTAATATATGCATTATTATTCTCTGGACTAAATTTAACTGCAATATTAAGAAGATCTACTCTTGGCTCATAATTAATTATAGTATCTGAGATCGTTCTCTCTATCATAGAAGTTAGAAGCGGAGAAATTGGTTCAAAAAGAAGACCTTTTACTTGACATCCAATATCACTTCTAAATGGTCTTTCGAAATTTTGTGTAAGAATTAGATTTCTTATAGACTGCTTTACGGCATCTTCGTCATAACGCGTGACAACATCTGACGTTGCTGGATGCAAGCCAAAATTAAAGTCTAAGTCTGAGAATGTTCTTGTATTTCGTGCCATATTCTTTTATTTATTTGATTTTACAGGACGTTCTAGCTATGGTATAATGTATCTTCGATACTATCAATTACTAAAAACTCTAGGGGATCCACTAATAATAGTATTGTTTCCGTATACATCTCCAATACGACCAATAAATTTTCCAGCAGCAGAAACTCTTGAAGAGAAGCTACTAAGTATTGATACATCTGGTACGCATCCAGATCGATTATGAACTCCAACTAAATCGCCTTGTACTACAACTGGAACACCCATTGAAGTAACTCTAGTTTGACTAGCAACTCCAGTACTTGTAGTCATGGGTTGTCTACACTTATGACCAGTTCCATCAGGCGATAATACTGAATCTGAGCCTCCAGATCTTGCAACAGCTGGCATTATTGTGTTTCCTTAGCTAAAACGTTTCTGAATTCAGTTATTGCTACTCCATAATCCCAATATATGTCTTGCAATATGGTTATAGTTTCGGGTATTTCTATTCCATTAGAAGAATATTTGAAATTTATAACGTATGGTACATCATAAGCTATTTTTGTAGAAGGTGGTGACCAACGTATTAGCTTTAGCGTTGATTCAGTATTATCAGCTGGTAAAATCTTTACACTTTTATCTTGCATTACAAATTGATAAAACGAATCTGTAAATATTTTAGAAGGAGATCCACTTATGCGTATATTACTTCCTTGCTTACTAATTGTAATTCCA